ATTAATTACCGAAGTTGTAGACGAATGCAACGTTGCTACGGAGATTAATGAAGAAACAGGCGTTAAGTCTTACTTCATTGAAGGTATCTTCATGCAAGGTGACATCAAAAACCGCAACGGTCGAATTTATCCATCTGCGGTTCTTGAAAGCGAAATGAATAGATATAACAAAGATTTTATTACTACTAAAAGAGCTCTTGGTGAATTAGGTCACCCAGACGGTCCAAGCATTAACGGCGATAGAGTATCACACCTTATCACTGAAATGAAAAAAGACGGATCGGATTTTATTGGTAAAGCAAAAATTCTCGGTACCCCGATGGGCGAAATCGTTAAGACATTTATGGACGAAGGTGTTCTTATCGGCGTATCAACTAGAGGATTGGGTTCTGTAAAGCAGACAAAAGAAGGTATCATGGAAGTTCAAAATGATTTCCATCTAGCTACTGTTGATATTGTAACAGACCCATCAGGCCCTAATTGCTTCGTAAATGGCATTATGGAAAATACTGAATTCTTCTATGATATTGCTCGCGGACACTGGCTGCCTCAAAACGGTTCAGTTGAAGAAGTAATTGAAGAAATGCAGGAAGAAATTGAAAAAGAAGTAAGGCGGGTCGTTCGTCGAGTTGATGAGAGCACAGCAGCACGTATGTTTGAACGCTTTGTAAAATCGCTTAGAAATTAATTTTTATATAAATAGTATACATATAGAATATCACCACGAAAAATAGGAGTAGAACATATGTCAAAAGAGTTAGACGAAAAGTTCGTTGCTGATGATGGGGTCTCAACAGTTGAGGATCCAGTAACACCAGCAGGCGGAACTATTAAAAAGAAAAAGGCAGATGTGAAAAAAGCTGTTGACGGGAAAGCTGATAAGGTTGACGCGGTAACTCCAGGCCAAGGCGCTGTTAAAGAAGAAGCTGATTCAGCCGATTCCGAAGTAGTTGTTGAAGTTGTTGAGATTGAAGAATCAATCGCATCAATCTTTGAAGGCATGGATCTTTCAGAAGAGTTTACATCTAAAGTAACTTTGGTTTTTGAAGCCGCTGTACATGAAGCAGCCTCTATCAAAGCTAACACAATTATTGCAGAAAAGACTGAAGCTCTAGAAGTAGAGATGAAAGAATCAGTTGATTCAGCAGTAGAAAAAATCGTAGAAAATCTCGATTCTTATCTCGACTACGTTGTAGAAGAGTGGATGAAAGAAAATGCTCTTGCCATAGAAGCCGGCGTTAAGGTGGAAATTGCTGAGTCATTGATGACCGGTCTTAAATCTCTTTTTGAAGAGCACAACATCGAAGTTAACGAAGAAACTGTTGACGTAGTTGCTGGCCTTGAAGAAGAAGTTGTATCACTTAAGACTACTGCTAATGATACGATCAACGAAAATGTTGCCCTTCATAAGCAAATTGCAAGTCTCAAAGCTGATCAAGCTTTCAGCGAAATGACCGAAGATCTTACAATCACTCAGCGTGAAAGATTAAAAGTACTTTCTGAGAAACTCGATGTTCAAGATATTGCAGAATATAAAAAAGATCTTCGTACACTACAAGAATCTTTCTTTGCATCTAAGAAAGTTGTAGTAGAAGAAGTTTCTGACGAAGAGCAAGAAATTATGACTGAAGAAACAGTAGTTGCTAAACCAGCTTCTGATTATTCCTCAATCAATGCTCTTAGCGAGTTTCTTAATTCAAGAAAATAAATCAGTAAAATATTAATATTAATAAATAGATCTAGATAAAACCTAATCAAGGAGATAGACAATTATGGCACAGTCAAACTATCAAGCACTTGTTGAAAAGTGGGGCCCGATCCTCGAGCACTCAAGCTTTTCTGCAATCACTGATCAACACAAGAAGTCGGTAACGGCAACTATTCTTGAAAACACAGAGCGCGCTCTAATGGAATCAGGCGATACTTCTGCCTCCATGACCGGCTTGCTTTCAGAAGCATCACCAACTAACTCTGCTGGTACAGGCGGTTATGGTGCTGGTTCAACAGCTACTGGCCCAACAGCCGGTTATGACCCAGTACTAATCTCATTGGTACGTCGTGCAATGCCTAACCTTATGGCCTACGACATTGCTGGTGTTCAGCCTATGACAGGACCTACTGGTCTTATCTTTGCAATGCGTTCTAAGTACGCAACCCAAGCTGGCGACGAAGCATTCTATGCTGAAGCTAATACAAGTTTCTCTGGAACTGGTACTCATGCTAACACATTGCCACAAGCTAACACTGCTACCATCACAACTGGTACTGGCTTAGATACTGGTGCTGCTGAAGCCCTTGGCGACGGTTCTGGTCCTGGTTTCGCAGAAATGGCCTTCTCAATCGAGAAAGTTACTGTTGCTGCTAAGTCCCGTGCTTTGAAAGCTGAATACACCACTGAGCTTGCTCAGGATCTTAAAGCCGTTCACGGTCTAGATGCTGAAACAGAACTAGCCAACATTCTACAGTCTGAAATCCTTGTGGAAATCAACCGTGAATTGGTTCGTACAATCTATGGTACTGCCGTTGTAGGCGCAGCTTCTACAGCAGTTCCTGGTACTTTCGACCTTGACGTTGATGCTAACGGTCGCTGGTCTGTAGAGAAGTTCAAAGGTCTTATGTTCCAAATCGAGCAAGAAGCTAACAAGATTGCTTTGCAAACTCGTCGTGGTAAAGGTAACTTGGTTATCTGTTCTTCTGACGTCGCTTCTGCATTGCAAATGGCTGGTGTACTTGATTACACTCCAGCTCTTAATGCTAACGCACTTAACGTTGACGATACAGGCAATACTTTTGCTGGTGTCCTAAACGGTCGTTACAGAGTGTATATCGATCCCTATGCAGGCGCTAACTACTTGGTAGTCGGCTACAAGGGTTCTTCTTCATTCGACGCTGGTTTGTTCTATTGCCCATACGTTCCATTGCAAATGGTTCGTGCAGTTGGTGAGAACAGCTTCCAACCAAAAATCGGCTTTAAAACCCGTTATGGTATGGTTGCTAACCCATTCGCACGTGGCGGCGCTGCTGCTAATGACGGTTCTTTGGTTGCTAATACCAACGTTTACTACCGTCGTGTAGCTATTGCTAATCTTTTCTAAGAAAGGCTAATAATAAGAAGGGTA